TAGGCTGCTCACCTCAGTTCCGTTAGATACCTTAACGGATACCAGCATACTCAAAAGAGAGATACGGATGATATCCTTATTCTTATCGTTTGCAAA